CACGGCATATCGCGTGCAGATGCCCAACTCTCTCGGGACATCATTGCTGTATGCGAATGTTGGGGCGGGCACTTATCGCTTTTCGGTATGGGCAAAAGTAAATAGCGGCCGCGGGATAGACATTGGTCTGAAAGACGGGGCGGCTTATACTGCGCCACCGCCAGATGCTATGGAAACTGTTTCCGGCGGTGAGTGGGTGCGGTACGAGGTTGGGCTAACCACAACAATCGGAACCATACCTGTGTTCGATAACTACACGGGATATGGGGAAGGTGGAGTGGACGTGATCCTCTGGCGTCCACAGTTGGAGCGTGTGCCGTTATCCACGACAATCGCCAGCCCGTTCACCGACCCCGCCGAGCCGGTGATGATGGGGTGGGACGGGGTGACGGACGACTTGCTCACGGGCGCGGCCACGCTCCCCGGCGACTGGACATTCACCACCGTTATTCGACCGGACGGCAACACCAGCGTCGGGCTGTGGCAGAACGGGACGGGTAATCAGAAGGTGAGTCTCGACGCCAACGGCAAGGTGAGCTACACGAACGGAACCGATACCGTAACGTCCACCGCTGCCGTCCCGATTGGCCTGTGGTCTGTGGTGACGGTGGTCAATTCAGGCAACACGATCACCCACTATCTGAACGGTGCGGTCAATGGGTCAGCGGCGGCGGCAAGCGCCACGAACGCATTCACGGCCTTGAGAATCGGCTACGACGGCAGCAACTACTATGACGGGCAGGTCGGGGCGTTTCTCGTCTACGATCAGGCCAAGTCCGCTACTCAGGACGCGGCCATTGCCGAGCAACTCGCACAGAAGATGTGGGACGCCCGCGCTTTGCCCCTGAGAGGCGTGGCAGGGGTGGACTTTACGGTAGCGCCGGAGGTGGAGCAATGAAACTGATTTTCACCTTGCTTTTGTGCCTTCCGCTCATGGCGAAAATAGCGGACCCCGGCGAAGGTTTGCCCACTGCAGCTCAACGCCGTATAGCCCGGCTTGAGGTCTGGCAACCGCAGTGGGCTGGGCTCTCAGCAGCGGGAAAAAAGACCTTTGCGTACAACGCCTTCTATGACATCGCGCAGCCCTACCGTGACTGCCTGCTCACCAATATTCGAGACCTCAACGATGCCCCGTACATGACCGTCGCCGAGGCCAAAGTCTGGATTGAAGAACAGTTCCAAACGTGGGAACTCACCACCATACCGGACTGGGTAATCGGCAATTGTGCATCGACGCAGACAGAGGCAGTCACCGGCACGGGCGGCGACGGCGGATCACGAGACACGGTTCTCATCATCGCGAATCACACCGTGGCCAAGGCGTTGCGGGCGATGCTCCCTTTTCTGCCGCGCATCGGATCAGTTCCGCCGGTTTCATTCTCAGCACCGGTCATCGAAGCATCGCCGGGGACTCGTGTGGCCTACCGGTGGGACGCGCAGGAAGTCCACCTCCACTTGCTGGAGGCCATCGTGCGGGCTGAAGGGAAGCTGGGGGCGTTCTCGTTGAGACGGCCGGACCCAGCGGTCTACGACTCAGAAGGCACGCTGGTCACTCCCGAGGTGACGCCGCTGCCGGAGGACTGGGTGAACTAAGAAGCTAACTAAAGGAGAATTATGCCAGAAACAACATTGCCGGATGAGGCGTATTACAGCATCACCCGGTTGCAAAAAACAGAACGATTGACGCGGGAGAAGCAGCCGGACCTGCCACGGTTCGACGCCTCCCGTCCAATGCAGGAATGGCGGCTGACCGACGAAGAGGCCGCGGCCGTGGACGGCAACGAATACAAGTACAAGACATGGAACGCCGGCGCGCGTTCCTTCGTCGATCTCTCCATCACAGCGAAGGACAATGAGGCTCTGTTCACGGCCCTGACCACACCGAACGTGCCCGGTGAGCCACCATATGAGAAGTGGGTGGTACAGCCCACACCAGCGCACATGGTCGGGCCTAACGGGCCGTCGTCCTCGATTAGCCCGAACACTCTCTGCACGCTGGAACAGGCCGAGATGTTGGCCAGTGAAATTCCCGGTGCGATCGCTGTCGAAACTCCGTGGGCATCTCCGATGTTCCGCCTCGAATGGGCTGGGGAAACCCGGCGACATTACGCCATCAAGGTCGGTAGTAGTTCGCCGAACGCCGGCCTGCTGCTGGCCCAGCGGTGGGCGAAAGGCGTTGGCTATCCCGGCCGGTGGGAATTTATGGGTGTACTCGGTTCGCCTCAGTTTATCCCGGACCCTCCGCCATCCATTACCGGCGCCGGGGAGTACCCGATCCCGTATCGCTTGCCCGTCAAAGGCAAAGAGGAAATCTACGAGGGTGGATTCGGCGCGGCTATCGTCTATCGATTGGACCGTGAAAGCATCTACAACCCGGCTGGCAGCAGCACTGGCGGAACTGACACCATAGCTCTGGCCCGGCTGGAAGAGCGCATGGAGCGGATTGAGACGCTGCTGGTGAACTTGTCCATGGCGTTGGGGATTGGAGGCTGAAAGATGCCAATAGCAATCTTCGGGTTGATCGAACAGGCGCTCAGGCTGGTCAACAACATCATCGAAGGCAAACCAATGAACCAGAGGCAAGCCGAAGCGCTCGCCATGTGGGGAATATTCAAGCCGATCATCTGGCCGATATTGCCGGAAGAGGTCAAGGCTGAAATCGTCAAGCTGATGGATGGGGGCACACTACAATGAGTTCCGCCCCGCAGCCCCGCATGATCGTCGAAGTTGAGCGCGACGCCATCGTTGCGGCGCTCCGCTACACCCATGGCGACAAGACGCGGGCGTCGGGGCCCCGGGCTCATGGACCATTCTGGACAGCGGCGAGCCGACGTGGATCAGCCAAAAGCAGGAAACCGGTGTCGGGGATCCTCGTCCGGAGATTCCGATTCCCTGCCGGCGGCTGGCGTCGAATGAAGCTCTCTACCTTGGGCACCCGATGACGGTGTATGTCTACCGGACCGACATGGAGAGCGATTTCAACACCGCGGCCGGGGAGGGCGGCGCCGGAACGTTTCCGCCGGATCTGCGGGCGGCAATCGAGCGGATCGACGCCAACCTGCAGCAGCTCATGGCGCTCGGCGTCATGATTTCGACAGGAGAGTAGGGCATGCTTCCCGATACAATTTTGTTGACAGTTCAATCCGTCGCCGATTGTTCGGCGGAATTCCTGCGGTTTATTCAGACCGACCAGGGAAAACAGGTCGTCACCAGGTGGCTTGCCGATGGAGACAAGGCCCGGGCCGATTTGGTAACCGCCGGCGAGTGGCTCAAGCGGTTATTCTCCGGGGAGTTGTTCGGCGTGGAGCCGAAGCGAGGTCAAACGTGATCGAAATCTATACTCTGCTTCATGACCAGGTCCCGGGGTGGGCGCTTATCCTGGCCCTCTTGCTTTTTTGGCTCTACAATGCGGCTGTGCAGTGCATGCCGGAGCCGAAAGACGTGGCCGCGGGCTGGTGGTATCAGTGGCTCTTTGACATCGCTCACACTCCGGCCGGCAACTGGAAGCTGATTGCGAAGGCATATAAGCGGCGGCGCGACAGCAGGTTGCTCGGGTGACGCCGGCGGTATTGCCTGACATGGCGTCGGCTGACATTCCTCTCGGTACCGCGGGGCTCACCGTCTGCCCCTACTGTGCGGAGGCGGTGATCGTCTCCCGGGGCCGGTACTCGATCGAGATCAGAAACCAGTGCCGTCACTTCTACCAGGTCTGGGAGGGTGTGAGGGTGTACGTTGAATTCAGAGAGGATCACTAATGGCAGCCTGGACACCAATGGAATCTTGGTTTTCTGACGCCGACGAGCAGCGGTACCGGTGGCGATTCTGGTGGATGGTTATCCGGCACTTCTCGCCGGGGATTCGCGCCTTCGCCTATGGTGCGGCCCTGATCCTCATTGCAATCACCATCGTTTCCTCAGTGGGCGGCCAACCCCCATCGAAAAACGGATACCGCCTTCCTCAATCGGTTACGGACCAGCTTGCCAGTCACGAGCAGAGGCTGAAGGAAAATGACCGTGATCACGAGCGAATCGACCGGCTGGACATTGGCGCCCGCCTGGCGGCGGTCGAGATCGGGATCAGGGCCAATCGGGAGATGTTCGAATCAAAGCTCGATGTGTTGCGGGATCTGCTGCTTGCGGCGATGATTCCGATCTGTCTGCTCGCGTTCGAGCGACTGGTAGCGCTCATCCGGTCCCAGTCGGGCGGCCGGGCGAAGTGATCAGGTATATTCCCACAGAAAGATCATGAACCAGATGGCCGATGCGACGACGGCGCCGGAGAGCATGAGGGTGCCTACCTGGATCGGGTGACGTTCAGGGGCGGTGCGTGGCACTTCATCGAGTGGTGGCAGATCCCGCCCGCAGAACCGGCAGACCAGGGCCTCTCGTTTGACCGTCTCCGCACAGAATGGGCAGGTACGGTGAGCTTTCCCGGCCGGGCCCGCGGCGAACGCCATCAGCAGGCCGATCGGACCGAGCAATAAGCCGATGGCGAGCCAGGCGCATGCGATCCCGCCGCGCTGGGCACCAATGAAGCCAGTGGCAATCCCGCAGAGAATCCAGAAAAAGAGAAGTTCCATCTTCTAACCCGTCTTCTTCGTCCGTGCCATCTCCAACTCGTTGTCCCAATAGAGCGGCCCGGGTTCCACCGCGGCACCGTGGCGGACCGCTGTTTTGATTTCTTCTGACAAAAGGCTGGCGCGTTTATTGGCGATCCACTCCAGGCGCTGCATCTTCTCTAATTCTTGCAACTTCGATTGACTGACGACATCCCTGTCAGGCTGTCTTCCGTCGATTCCTAGAACTCTTCCTGCCGGCTTCCTCATCGCGTGCCTCCGGTGTGTAGATTCGGAGCCCTTCCCGCAGGATGGGTAGCACCTGGCTCCGGCCATCCCTCAGCATCGCAATCAGATTGAGGACCAACTGCCGATCCTCGTAGCTGAGTTCGGCGGTAGAGATCATATCAGATTCCGGGGTCTGGTGGGCGGCGCGTTCGGTACTCTTTTGTGAGGATTCGCCGGAGAGCCAGTCCGATAATAGCCCCTCAACCAATCCCTGGAACTTTAAACCGCCCCGATCGACCATGGCATGGCGCAGTCCATCCATGAATTCGTCATCGAGTCTCACTGTCTGTCTAGCCATCGGAAAAATCCTATAGCAGAAATCTGTTTTTGCATATTGACAGAAAGGCGTCAAACTGTCATACTGCTTTCAGTCATGCAAACACGCACCAAAACAATAACACAAGCGGAGCCGATCAGGACAATCACTATTCGGTGGCCTGACGGTTTCTGGGCGGATGTCTCCAAGACGGCGATCGACCGCCGGATGTCGTTGCAGGGTCTGGTCACCGAGGCTGTTTCAGCGTTCACCGGCATTCCGGAGCCGGAGGCAGGGCGGGATGCTGCGTAGCATCTTTCCTTTGGCCAAGCCGAAGCCTGGCCTTCCCCTCAAGCGGGAAACCCGGCCGGTGCCGGCGGTGCGTCCGATGGAGGAAACGGGCCGGGAGCTGGCGAGAGCATCCGTCGACGAGGCTGATTACTTCCGGGCGCTCAACGATGATGCACTCGAGCTGCAGGGCCTGATGCTGCTGAAGTGGCCGAACCAAACAGACCGGATCAATCTGCTGCACACCGTCCTCAATCTGGAACAGGCTCTGCGGTCGGTGAACAGAACCAATACCAGTAAACAACGGAGCTGAGATGTCTTCTACTCCAAATTTGCAACCGATTGAAAACACGCCTCGAAAACCTCCGGTAAGATGTTTCATCACGCCGGAAGAGCGGCGGTCGATTGTGGCCATGGTGTGCATTCACATGCGATCGATCCGGTCGAAGGCGCGGCATCACGGATTGCCGGAGATGGAAGTCGAAACGATTGTGCTGGAAGAGCTCGGGAAACAGAAGCGCAAGGCGTTCCAGGACGGGTACCGGATGGGCCGGCTGTCGTGGCTTCCTCCTGGCCAGGCGATGAGGGCGGCATGATGGACCGGAAGATGTCAGAGTTCGGGATTTAGGAAAAATGGAACAAATCAACTGCATTGTACGCACATATTCAGCCGGCGTCTTCGCTGGCAAACTGGTTTCGCGTAACGGCAAAGAAGGCCGCATAGAGAACGCGCGACGCCTCTGGTATTGGGATGGAGCGGCGACCCTGAGTCAGCTCGCGAATGAAGGGGTAAAACGTCCGCAGAACTGCACGTTTCCACCAGTCGTTCCTTTCGTTGAGCTGACCGAAATCATTGAAGTTCTTCCGTTGAGCGATGCTGCGATGAAATCGATTGAGGCGGTGCCGGAATGGAAAGAGTAGGCTCCGGCGACGGCTCCGGCTACGGCTCCGGCTACGGCTCCGGCTACGGCTCCGGCTCCGGCTACGGCTCCGGCTACGGCTCCGGCTCCGGCTCCGGCGACGGCTCCGGCGACGGCGACGGCTACGGCTCCGGCTCCGGCTCCGGCGACGGCTCCGGCGACGGCTCCGGCTCCGGCTCCGGCTACGGCTCCGGCTACGGCTCCGGCTCCGGCTCCGGCTACGGCTCCGGCTCCGGCTCCGGCTACGGATAAGCCGGCGTGGCTTTGATCTGCGCGCCGGTGGCGGCGGTGATTGTGAGGGAAGAAATCCTATGGCGGAGATATTGGAAGGCAATCGAGAGGCGGTTGGCGGAGTGAGGACTGAGACGGTTGAATGGATACCAAATGGCATCTGCAGATGTCCGAAGTGCAGATCTCTGATGCCAGTCTTCTATTCGATGATGTACCTCCGATGTATTAATCCTTTGTGTCAAGACGGTGCTTCCGACTCACCTCCGAAATACCGCCTTCCGAAGCTGACTCTGGAGGTAATCGACGACGATGCGCGCGGTGAATGTGAAGTTTGATGGAGCGAATATGCGGATTTCATTCACAAAGATCGACGTGGAAGCCGACAGCAGCGAAGCGAAGGAAGTCCTTTCGGGCGTCCTGAACCGCGCCGGCTTCGAAATTCTCCCACCCCGGCCGGCAAACTCTCCGGCCGTATCCGCCCCGAAGGCGTTGCCGGAGCCAAGTTCGGCGGCGCCTTCCCCTCCTGTCAAGCGCAAAGCGGCGGGGGCTGCGAATGGAGGCCGGACTGATACCAGTTCGCGCCCGAAAACCTCCAAGCATCCCGCCGCACCCGTCACTGGAGGGACGGGGAAGAGGAGCGGGCCGGCGGCGGGAACGCTGGCGAATGACATCATTCTCGTTCTTACGACCGGACCGAGATCGACGGCGGGTATCGTCGCCGAGATCGCGAATCATGGGCGGACGACTACGGAAGGCTCTGTCGAGGGTGTTATCTATTCCTCCCTCCGCACAAAGTTCGGCTACAAAATCGAAAAGGACGGTGGGAAATGGCATCTCGCAGCAAGCCGGTGATGATGCGGTTCTGCCCGGAGTGCGGGAAGTTCGTCACAGTCCGCCGCGGCGTGATTGACGAGCACAGGCGGAACAGGGGCCCAGTGGTGGACTGTTCCGCAGGCGGAAAGCCCTATCGAGATCTGGTGATGAAGCGGAGAGCGGCGTGAACGTGACTTTTGGTTCGCGCGGTCGCAAGCGCCGGAAGAATGATATTCCGGAGAGTATCACCGCTCAAGTCAAGGCGGCGCTTGGCCCGCATGCCATTGTTTTTCCACCGCTGGTCAAAAGTGACCAGTGGGTTGTTGGGATTTCAGAGAACGGAACTCACAGAGCGATTGCCATGGGCCAGACGCTGGCCGCGGCGCTCGAGAAGGCACGGAAGTTATGACAACGGATGAGGCCAAAGCATTCGACGAGGGTGTGTTCAAAGCGCACGAGGATGACCTGGGGGCGTTCGTGGCCGTCAACAACGCCGTCTCGCAGATGAGGGTTAAGCTGAACGAGCTCCGCAACGAGAAAGCCCGGCTCAGAGCCAGCCGGTGGCGGTGGTTTCTGGCCTTCCTGGCCGCGTCCACGGCCGCGGTGATTGGCTGGGGCGGGCTGTTTTACGTGACGAGGATTTGGTTATGAATCTGGTAATTTATCTGCCTCATTCGAAAAAGAGCGAAGTCGCAAAGGCAAAAGAGAACGCGAAAGCCATGAACACATCCCTATCAAAATTGGTGATGAAACTCGTCCACGACATCGTTCAGGCGGATTGTTGTGTGATTGCCAAAATGGGCGAACTGGCATTTTGCCCAACGTGCGGAAAGAAGGTTTCCTGATGGCGAAGCACGATCTTTCTCCGACTATCGGCGCGGCTCCTCCGCCCGCCGATTGCCCGGGCGGTACCCTCCCCTCCGTCCCGCCCGGGCGCCTTTTTGAAGATGAAATGCGGGCACGTCTGCTGGAGAACATCGAGCGTATTCGCCAGACCCTGCAGTACGACGATTCGGAGCCGGAACGCGAACCCGATCCGTTCGACGAAGTAGCCCGGCAGGTACGGGAGGAAATCAACATCTCTGTCAGGCGATGCCTGATAGCATCCCGCAACGACATGCGGCGGGCTCTCGAGGACATGGAGCTCGGCTGTTACGGTCGCTGCCAGGAGTGCGGCAGTGAAATCAGCAGGAGACGCCTGGAGGCGGCGCCGTGGGCGCGGTTCTGCGTGCCATGCCAGGACAGAATGGAGAAAAATGAGTTCGACTGACGTAGTGATTCACGATCAGAGCCAGGTCCAGCTATCCGAGCCGGCTATGCCGGTGATGTCGATGCCACAAGCTGTCGAGCGGTTCCGTTCGATGCAGGCCTTCGTCGGAACGATCATGAAGGACGATCTCGACTACGGCAAGATTCCAGGGACACCGCGGCCTACACTCTACCAGCCGGGCGGCGAAAAGCTCTGCCTGTTCTTCGGACTGGCAAGCGATGTTCAGCAGACGGCCGTCGTGAAGGATTGGACCGGGCAAGATCACGGCGGCGAACCGTTCTTTGAGTTCACGTACCGATGCGTGATCACGAAGAATGGCCGCTTCCTGGCCAGCCGGGATGCGAGCTGCAACACCTGGGAGACGAAATACCGGTACCGCTGGGTACACTCGGATTCGCCCTTCCTGGAACCCTACAAGCGCAGCGGGAAGATTGACACGCTGCCGAAGCGCGGCGGATCGATGTACGAGTTTGTTTGGGCGGTGAACAAGCGCGAGACCGGCGGGAAGTGGGGCAAGCCGGCGGAGTACTGGGACATGTGGCGCCTGGCGATCGACGAGGGGCGGGCGGTCTCGTGCAAGCGAAAGCTGAAGGGGAAAGACCAGGCCGCTTGGACGATGCACGATTTCGAGTACCGTATCCCCAATCCGGATCCGGCGGACTGCGTGAACACCGCACAGAAGATTTCGGCGAAGCGGGCGTTCGTGGCAGCGGTGAAGGCGGCGACCGGGGCGAGCGAATACTTCACGGTCGACCTCGAGGATTTCGACGAGACGCATCCGGAGGTCGAGGAAGAGAAAAAGAAGGGTCAGAAAACGCCCTACTCGACTGGGGAAACACACGAAGAGATCACGGCCAGGCGGATTGCGGAAGCGCATGAGAAGGCCGCGGCGCGCAAGAAAGCCGCTGGAACGAAGGAAGAGACTCGTCATGAGGAAGATGTGGCCAGAGAGTTGGATCCAAGCACTGCAGATCTTTGGAACCGCATGAAGAACCTGACCGGCTGCTACAAGGTCATGGGTGAGCTCAAGGCGCAGATGAAAGCCGTCGGCGCCGGTGGTGAGGCGGAGTACTACCGGATACTTTCCACATTCGACGATGCCAAGCACGCCAACGACATCAAGCGGCCGGATCAGCTTCGGATGGCGGCGGCGGCGATCTTCCAGGTCCTGCAGGGGCTGGCCAGCATGGCGGACGAACAGGAGTCCGACGAGCAGCCGGGCCCGGAGCAAGAGCCGGATTACGTCGATTCAGAGTCATTCGATGGGGAGGATGAAGTCTGATGCCAAGACCACGGAAATCGACGGTCGACAAGATACTCGCCTACTTCGCCGTGATGCCGGCGGATAGCCGCTCCGTCCTGATGGACAAGCTGACCACCGTTCACGAGGCGTTGTTGGTGAGAGAACGGGCGGCTCTGGTCAAATCGTTCACCACCTCCGAGGTTGCGACCTCGGGTGGGATCATCACGGGCGGAGAGACGCCGCAACCGGCGGAAACGGAGGCCTCCTGACGTGCAGATAGCCGGGTTGGTATCAGCAATCATTCTGACGTCCGCCGCCTTGCTGGTGGCTGCGCACGTCGCATCCTGGGGCCTTCCTGAATCGATGCGGCGGTGTGCACTGGCTCTATTGCGGCGGGCGGCGGCGATCGAGGAGCGGCGGTCGGAGAGCGATCGTCAAATTCAAGAGCAGTTGCGTGCTGCTACCAGGCCGGAAATGCCTGAGTTCAGCATCACGCCAATTCCGCTGGAAGAGCTGTTCCGGAGGCCGATGTCAGTGCAGCAGAAAGGTGAAGCATGAGCAGAAAAATCAATTTTCTAGGAGCTCACATTCGGCACGTCGACCTTCGCATGAAAGAAGGCCAGGACTACGCTCGGATGGACATCTCCTGTGATTTGACGACGACGCTCTCCGAGCGTTTGGCATGTCCGGAAGCGATTGAGGGAGACACGTTCAGACGGATGAATCTGGACACGGAGGAAATCCCGCTTCAGGAACTCCGAATGTCGATGTCCGGTATGGAACCACACGACTTGCAGATCCTTGCCCATTCGGCCAAGGATTTCGTGGTGGTCCGGTCCGAAGACGAGGGCCACACCGAGCGGCAACTGAGGTTCCACGTTGTTACTCCCGGCGGCTCGATCGCATTGATTCGCGAGTACTGGTCGAAGATCGGCGAGGGGAAAGCGAAGCTAACGGTCACGACGTTGGCCGAAAGCGGAAACCTCGATGATCAGGCGTCCTCCGAGCAGATGACGATCGCCGGCGCGGAAGAGACGGACGGGAAAAAGAAACGCGGGCGCGGGAAGTCCAAGGTTGCGACGCTGCCGAGCAAATCGCAGATGGACACCCGGGTTCAGTAAGAGTTTTCTCCGCTCCCGGGCGAGCTGAGGCGGCTTCTGTACTCTCTAAGGAACGCAGAACAGGAATCCCTCCTTTGCGCGCCAACTGCGATGACCCCGGGAGCGGGGTCCAGAGGATCAGATGAGTTTGTGCTGGTGTAATCCACCACATTACGAGACACCACCCAAGGCGAGCAGGCCGGTGGGCGCGGAGCCGAAGGTATTGTCGTCCGGGGAGTTGCAGGGAACCGGACCTCGAACCGAGCCAGCGGGCACGCCTGTCGAAACATGCGCGCAGTATGACAAAAGTGCAACACGGCCAACCGTCATCGGAGTAAATGCCGGCAGATGTAAGGGGCCGGGTGAACTGGCAGCCTAGCCCACTAGAAAAACATGATGATCTCATTCACACTCACGGGCGCTCCACGCACGAAAAAAAATCATGGGAAGGTCGGGTGGAGCCGGACAAAGAAACGGAAAGTGCATCTGCAATCGGACGCCTACTACGCCTGGCACGACGCGGCCGGTAGCCAGATTCCTCAGATCCGGCGAGACCACATCGACGCCGGCGGAGAGTTGCCGATCGGCGACCAGGTGCACGTCAGGGCGCTCTTCTTTCGGGATGCGGACCGCGGCGACCTGCATGCCTACGAGCAGGCGCTGGGGGACTTTCTCCAGGACCTCGGCATCATCACGGATGACAAGCTCATTGAGAGCTGGGACGGCACCCGGAAGCTGGTTGACGGGAAGAAACCACGGATTGAGGTTGAAATAGTACCCTTTCGATGGGTCAGGAATAGTGCGGGGAATATTTTGGTACCGGTACCTGTTTGGGAGGATCGAGGTGTCTGAACAACAATCGCTCTTTCCCGAGCCAGATTCGCGCGGTGAAGAAATTCTCAGGCTGATTATCGACCGGGATGCTCACAACCCGATCACCATCCGAGAGATACGGGAGGCGACGGGGATCGGAGTCCGGGAAATCAAAGAGCTGGTCCGGGAGTTGGTGATGGTCTACCATCAGCCGATCGTTGGCCGCCGGGGTGCGCCCTGCGGCTACTACTACGCGACGACGGCCGCGGACATCGAGCAGGCCTGCAAGCCGCTCCATGGCGAGCTGGTTGCGCTGGCGCGGCGGATACACGCGATCGCCGGGCCCAAGCGGCTCCGGGAGTGGCTGGGGCAGATGCGGATTGAGGAGTTGAACTGATGCTCTACATGGAGACAACGAAGATCACAGCGGAGCAAACGGCGGGTGAGATTCAGCAGCTTCTGGCTCAGTCCGGAGCTTCGCAAATAGTCACCGAGTACGATCGCCAGACGCGGGAAATCACCGGTCTCAGGTGGACGATGGAGGTCTCCGGGCAAACGATTCCATTTACGATGCCGGCGCGCATCGAACCGCTCTACGAGGTCCTGATCAGGCGGATTTCGCCGCGGAACCGGGCAAAGAAGGAAGAGCAGACGATGGATCAGGCCAAGCGCGTAGCATGGCGGCAATTGCTTCGCTGGGTTCAGGCGCAACTGGCTATGATCGAAACCGGCATGGTGCGCGCGGAAGAGGTCTTCATGCCGTACATCCAGATCGGGCCCGGCCGGACGATGTTTCAGCAACTCGCTGAGACGCGATTCAAGGCGCTGCCGGCACCGGAGTCAAGATGATGGAGCGCATCCTGGCGGAGCAGCGGAAGTGCTTAGCGTACATTCAGTCTGAAGCGGCACGCAAAGGGCACCCGCTCGGGACTGAGGACGTGGATGGAGCCCGTCGCGGCCTGGATGATTGGGTGATGGAAGAAGTGCTTATGAGAATGGAATACCGAGATTTCCTCGAACGCAAAATGCAGCACGGGGCCGAGCATGGCTTTGCCCCGCTGTGGATGCCGGACTTCCTGTTCGACTTCCAAGTGGCGCTCGTTGAGTGGGCGCTGGTCAAGGGCCGGGCGGCAATCTTCGCCGACTGTCTAGGGGCTGAATCAGTTATCAATTCTCCCGATGGGGATATTGAGATCGGACGAGCCCATCGGGACGGAAAACCACTGCGGGTCTATTCGATCGACAACGGCCAGCCGTGCATCAAGACGGCAAGCGCACCGTTCATAAGCGGAGTTGGCGACCTGTATCAGTATATGTTCGCATCTGGCCGACAGATCATTGCGAGCAAGAGGCATCGCTTTTTGAGCGCGTCCGGCTGGAAGCGTGGCGGTTTACTGACGATCGGCGAACGCCTTCTCGTATCCGACGTTTCCCGTCTTCGGTCCAATTTGGGGTGCGGCCTTTTAGCTCGTGGCGGAGGTGGTCAGCGTTCCTCTGAAACAGACGTAAATTTGACGGATGATTGTTCGTCTTGTCTCCGTCCGTATGGTGGACGACCTCTCCCGGTTCCAGATATCTCCCGAGGTGTCTTTCCATCTGAAGTCGGTGTTCGCGAACACATCCGGCCGCATTTGCGTGTGGATGATTCGGACAATGAATCAAGATATAGCCGTCAGAATCCACTTGACGACCGCCCCGCCATTGACCATTGCGGATCCCCGGTTGCGACCATTGGGGCAACCTCTGAATACCGGCCTCTCTCATTCGATCGAGCATGCACTGGCGCGAACAGCCAAACTTTTCCGCAAGTTCCCGCAAACACCAGCCGCGATCCGCTAGATCACGAATCTCTTCCATCGGCAGAACAACAGTTCTCGGTCTTCCAGTTCTCGGCATATGATAGACTCCTAGAATTTGATACACTTGTCGCAATCCAGTATATCAGATTTGATCGACATTTCGACATTGAAGTACCAGGCACTGAGTGTTTTCTAGCGGACGGTATATGGTCTCACAATTGCGGGCTTGGCAAAACGCCAATGCAGCTAGTCTGGGCTGAGAACGTCGTCCGCAAGACAAACAAGCCGGTTCTGATTCTCACCCCGCTTGCGGTGGCCCAACAGACTACACGGGAGGCGGCAAAGTTCGGGATTGAGTGCTCGAGGTCTGCCGGCGGGATCAACCCCGGCGCCCGCATCGTGGTCACAAACTATGAGAAGCTGCACCATTTCAGCCCGGATGACTTCGGGGCTGTGGTGTGCGACGAGTCCAGCATCCTGAAGCACTTCTCAGGTGCGACACAGAAGGCGGTGACACGGTTCATGCTGAAGATCCCCTACCGGCTACTCTGCACGGCAACGGCGGCGCCCAACGACTACATCGAACTCGGTACGTCGTCCGAAGCCCTCGGGGAACTGGGTCACAGTGACATGCTCACGCGGTTTTTCCGGCAGACCGACAACAAACCTCACCGATTGCAAGAGATCAAGGAATGGCGGCAAGGCAGGCAAGAGAAGCTCATGCGCGAGGTGGACGGTAACCACTTCCAGAAGCTCAGCTATCGCGTTCACCAGAGTATCGGCCAGTGGAGATTGAAGGGTCATGCGGAGGTTCCATTTTGGCGGTGGGTGGCGTCGTGGGCGCGGGCTTGCCGGGCGCCGTCTGATCTCGGGTTCGACGATGGGAAATTCATTCTGCCGGAACTGGTCGAACGGAACCACATCATTGAACCGAAGACGCCACCGGACGGAATGCTCTTCACTATTCCGGCTCTCGGACTCCGACAGGAACGGGATGAGCGGAGGCGGACGATCGAGGAACGGTGTGAATTGGTGGCTGAATTGGTTGACCATGACCGCCCGGCAGTTGTCTGGTGTCACCTGAATATCGAGGGAGACAAGCTCGAAAAGGCGATACCGGACGCTGTACAGGTCAAGGGTTCAACATCGGACAATGCGAAAGAAGAAGCCTACCGCGCGTTCGCGGCTGGCGAGGTCCGGGTGCTTGTCATAAAACCTAAAATCGGTGCCTGGGGCCTCAACTGGCAGCACTGCAACCATGTAGTGACGTTCGCCACCCACTCGTATGAGCAGTTCTATCAGAGCGTGAGGAGGTGCTGGCGGTTCGGTCAGGAGAAGCCCGTCACGGTTGATATTGTAGCAACGACCGGCGAGAAATACGTCCGGGAAAATATGATGAGGAAGGCGGCGGCGGCGACTGAAATGTTCGCTGAACTTGTGAAACACATGAATGACTCAATGAAAATCAAACGAACGAACAACGCTCAGACAGCGACGGAGGTGCCGAAGTGGCTGTAATCGAGCAGATCATCACCGACCGGTACGCGATCTACAACGGCGACGCCATGGATATTATGCCGACGTTCCCGGATCGTTCAATCCACTTGTCGATCTATTCGCCTCCATTCGGCGGGCTCTACCACTACAGCTCGGATGAACGGGATCTGAGCAACTGCCTGGACTATGACGAGTTCTTTCTCCACTATGAATTCATGGTCAGGGATATTCACCGGCTCACGATGCCGGGCAGGATGACGGCCGTGCATTGCATGGACATCCCGACCGGAAACACTGGGCTCGATCATCTGACGGACTTCTCCGGCGACGTGATCAAACTCCATCAAAAGCTCGGCTGGTCCTACGTGGCCCGGTATCACGTCTGGAAGGAACCCCTCACTGTCCGCAATCGCACCATGACGAAAAGCCTGAGTCACAAAGGGGTGACGATTGATTCGACCCGGTGCTCGATCGCCAACGCCGATTATCTGTTGATCTTCAGGCGTTCCGGATCCAATCCAGTACCAGTGGCGCATCCTAGAGGTCTGACCGAGTACTCGGGCTCAAGAACGATCCCGACCGATCTTATCCCGTATCGAAACTGGAAGGGAAATCAGATTGAAAACCGATACTCTCATTGGATCTGGAGACAGTACGCCTCCGCATTTTGGGACGATGTGCGCCTCGATCGGGTGCTCCCATTCCGGCCGGCACGGGACCAGGACGACGAGAAACACTGCCACCCATTGCAGCTTGACGTGATCGACCGGGCGCTCGTGCTATGGTCCAATCCCGGCGAGAAGGTGCTTACGCCGTGCATGGGCGTCGGTTCCGAAGTCTACGCCGCCGTGCTCGCCAAGCGCCTCGGAATCGGCATAGAACTGAAGCCGAGCTACTACCGGCAAGCAGAAAAGAACTTGAAGGCGGCGGTGGCTGAGAAACGAGTTGGTGATCAGATTGAGTTCGCACTGGCTGATGATCATGAGGGGCTGATGGCGCTGAAAAGCTGAAAACGATGCCAACCAGGATGCTGAGAGACGGAATTCTTTCGAGTGAGGCGGTCAACAAATTGCCTCCCATGGCGGAGCTTTTCTACCGCCGTTTGATGTCCGTGGTGGATGATTACGGCCGGTTTTTCGCTCATCCGACTCTCCTGCGGGCCAACTGCTACCCGATGCAGCTCGATCGTGTCCGGGATGACGACATATCAGACTGGTTGTCAGTATGTACGCAAATTTTTCATACCTCTGAGGGCGATGTCTCCCTGGTCACTGTGTATGTGGTGGAAGGAAAAAAATACTTACAGATCAACAACTTCCGACAGCGCACGCGCGGTGACAGCAAGTTTCCCGCGCAATGCCCGCGCGATGCCCGCGCGATGACGGCGGAATGCCCGCGCGAGGCCCGCGCGATGACGGCGGAATGCCCGCGCGATGACGGCCTAGTCGGAGACGGAGACGGAGACGGAGACGGAGACGGAGACGGAGACGACGCGCGCGAGCCGGCGGATGGCCGAATGCTGGCGGAGATTTTCGAACGGGTGTGGGACCGTCACCCGAAAAAACTGTTTCAGATTCTGGCGGAGCAAACCTGGACGGATGTGCTCACGGAACTGCCGGCGGATCGGATGATCGGGGAGGCCCTGGAAATCGAGCGGAGGCATGCTGCATTTGCGGCGAGTGAGGACTGGCGGAAAGAGGGTGGCAGGTTTGCTCCAAAACTTCACGAGTGGATCCGGATCGGCCGGAAAGACCCTCCCCCTGGGAACGGTGCGTCTGGCGCCAGCCCGCCGGATCCGTTTGCGGATTTGTACGAGCCGGACGTGGTGGAGGGCGAGCGGTGAGGATGACTTCGCTGTACGAGATTCCGTGTGAATGCGGGCACCTGGTCCGGAGCACTTCACCGGACGGCTGGTGTCCGAAATGCGGCCGGGAGTTCGAGGTGCATTGGCAGCAGGAAACCGGCGCCGATGGGCGGAGCGAAGGCGAATGAAACAGGACATCGGACTGGATGCCGGCTTGCCAATGGACACGGAGTGCGAGCAGCTCGTACTTGGGGCGATGATGACCGCTCGCGAGGCGGCCCAGGCGCTGAGTGCGGAACTGAGTGCACAGGATTTCGCCCTCGACAAACACCAGCGGATTTATTCCGCGATTCAAAGAATCACGGAGCGGGGGAATTTCCCGGATCGGGTGTTGGTAATCCGCGAGCTGATGTCGCGGTCAGAGCTGGAATCCGTCGACGGCGCCAGTTACCTCGTCTCGCTGGATGAAGGGCTGCCGAAGATCTTCGACCTCGACAACTACGCGCGGCGGATACGCGAGAAAGCGGTTCTACGGCGGGGAGTGTTCCAGGCACAGCTTCTGATCAACCGGTTTTGTTCTCCGGATGCGACGATGTCCGATGTCGAGAGTGCGGAGCACTTTTACCGGGATCTCTCCGGAGAGATTGGTCCGGAGCGCCGGTTGAAGCGGCTGGGGGAATTTCTGAGGGACGAGGCCGGCGGTCTGGATGGATTTCTCAACCCGCACCGATCGCAACCGGCGATTGCCACTCCCTGGCCGAATCTGTCGGACCTGTTGGGTGGTGGATTCCATCCCGGGGAGTTGATTATTATCGCCGGCCGTCCGTCTCACGGAAAATCCGCGGCGGCCGGGCAGATCGCCTCGTACGCCGCCGGACTCGGGAGCCCGAACGGCATATTCTCGCTCGAGATGAGAGCCAGTGAGAATTGGCGCCGGATGCTGGCTGCATCGGCTAGCGTGAATCTACAGACCTGGCGCAAGGGGAAGCTGTCAGCCGAAGAACGGCGCCGGCTGATGGCGGCGCTTGCGCGGATCGACGAACAGCCGGTGTGGATTGACGACTCGCAGAGTGGCACGATGGGTGCTATCCGGAAGACGGTCCACAGCCACCGGGCGGCCGCGTTGCAGTTGGATTTGCTGTCGATCGACTATCTTCAACTGATGTCGGCGCCGGGAAAACACGGCTCCCGGGCGGAGGAACTGTCGACGATCACGCGACAGATGAAGCTGTTTGCTCGCGAGTTGGGGATTCCGATTGTGCTGCTGTCGATGGTGAAGCGCTACCCGGGAGAGGAAGAAAAACCACCTGAATTGTGGACCTTAAAGGATAGCGGATCGATTGAGCAGGATGCGGATGTTGTGGTGTTCGTCTGGCAACAGCAAAAGGATCGTGACGAGTGCCTCAAGACGAAGACACCGTGCCCAACGCTGCTGTATGTGGCAAAGCAGCGGAATGGACCGGTGGGCAAGGTCAAGGTCCACTTCACGAAGGAATATGTGAGGTTGGATCAGGAATTGGAAGCGGACCGCGATAGCGGGCCCGTGCAAGAGGAGCTAGTGTGATGGCGGAACAAATCGCGGAACTGGAGCAGCGTATCGTCGAACTGCTGGAATCAAAGAAATCGTTTGCGCGGGTGGTGGAGCGGATGGGCGCACGTTCAAAGCTCATCGAATCCCAACTGGAAGCACTCCAAGAGGAACAGGCGGCTGTGCTGCCGGAAGATTGCAGCTTGGCAGATTGGGCCAAGGCGTGGCGAGAGCGGACAGCGGACTTTGAGGCTCAACTCGACTGCCACGAAGAGATGCTCGCGAGCGCATGGACGGCAATAGGCTCACGGGAAGAAGGCCAGTTTCTCGACGAAGCCATTTGCCAGCTTGTAGCTGCGCGAGACTGCCAGGCCACCCGCATCGCGGAACTGGAGGCCGACCGCGACCGGCTTGCCTCCCAATTGCTGGCCGTGCGTCCGATCCTGGTGGACGCGGATTCTACGCTGTCCTGGATCGCACACCGAAACAGCGCACAAATGATTGATGAGGATGAGTGTTCGCGGATTTCTCATGCCGCCCGGGCGGCATACACGAAGATTCCAAAGGAGGCCGACCGTGGCTGAAAACAGCAAGATAGAGTGGTGTCATCACACCCACAACATCTGGCGGGGCTGTACTAAAAAGGTCCTCGACAACGGCCAGGTGGCCTCGGAATGCTTCCACTGCTATGCGGAGCGGGACTATTCAGTCAAACTCCATGGCATCGGGTGGGGACCGCAAGCGGAGAGGGTGCCTAATTCCGAGCGGTACCGGCTGGAAGAGCCGCGGAAGTGGAACCGAAGGGCGGCGCGAACCGGAATCCGGGAGCGCGTCTTCGTCAACTCGCTGAGCGATATTTGGGACGATCACCGGACCGTCGATCCGCAGTGGAGGATGGATTGGGCGCGGCTAGTGGAAGAGACTCCGTGCCTGATTTGGATGCTGCTTTCGAAGCGCTGGGAGAACGCGCCGCGGATGCTTGACGAGATCGGGTGGGGTGACGGGCCGCCGGCGAATGTTTGGTACGGAGCCACGGCTGGGAGTCAGGTGACGGCGGATGATCAGATCCCAAAAATTTTCCGATGCGCGGGGGCGGTTCTGTACTTCGCCTCCTGTGAGCCTCTGTTTGGGGAGTTGGACCTGAAACCGTGGCTCGTGCCTCATTGTCAGGCCTGCGGTTACAGCCGGATAGATCAAGCGATCAACGGAGATCACCACCTCTGTAGAGAAGAAATACCGAGAGGGCTTGGCTGGGCAATCGCCGGTTGTGAATCCGGCACCAAATGCAGGCCAACCGAGATCAGTCACATTCGCTCGCTGAGAGATCAGGCCGAAGCCACTGAAGTGCCATTCTTCCTGAAACAGATGATGATTGGCGGGCGGCTGGTGAAGAAACCGGAGTTGGATGGCCGCCAATGGCTGGAAGTGCCGGGCTTTGAATCTGAATGAAACTCCTCTCCCAACGCCGTCTCACGCCGGAACAGCTCGCCGAGCTGGCTGGTGTCGACGTGCGCACGCTCGCCAATTGGCGGAGCGAGGGGAAGGGCCCGGGGTGGCTCAAATTGGGCCGAAACATTCTATACCCGGAATGTCAGGTGGAAGAATGGTTACAATCGATGCTCCAGAGGAAGGAGCCTGAGAATGGGAATAGAAGCGCGCGGCGGCCGGTGGTATTACCGGGTGTGGGTCGACGGGAAAGAATATCGGCGAAGCACCGGTTTGGCCGCCACGAAACGAAACGCGAGCGCGGCGGAACGGATTGCGGAACAGAAGCGGGCGGAGTTTGCCGAGCGGAAAATCGCGATCGAATCATCACGATTCAGTGAGGCGGCGGCGACGTTCGTCTCTTGGTGCCGGGATGTGGAGTACCGGCGGAAAGAGAACACGGCGAAGAGAATCAGGACTTCATTTTCGTCTCTGGTGGCGTTCTTTAGTGACCGCCTGGTGAAAGACATCACCCCGGGCGACGTCGACGATTACAAGGCCTGGCGGATCACTGAGCATGGGGTCCGGGACATCACGCTCCGACACGATCTGAGTAACCTCTCGCTGTTCTACCGGAAATATGTGCTGAAACACCGCTGGTGTGAGACGAACCCGGTAAAGGAAGTGACAATCCCGTCCGATGAGGATGCAATCCGGATCCATGTTGTTGCGGCGGATGAAGAGCGGGCTTATTTCTGTGCGGCTTCCAGGAAGCCAACTCTGCATGACGTTACCCGGCTGATGCTGCTGCAGGGCTGCCGGCCGGAAGAGATTATGTCGCTCGAGCAGGATGACATCGATCTTGACGCCGGGCAGTTGCACATCCGCGGCGGGAAGAGCCGAGCAGCTCGGCGGACGTTGGATCTGATGGGGGAGTCAATTTCTATCTTCCGGCGCCGGATGCAGACACCGGACAGGTGGGCGTTTCCTTCGCCGCGGTATCCTGGCCGGCATCTAACAAAGCTCAACGGTCAACACTATGAGGTCTGTCGGGCGGCCGGGGTGTCTTTCGTGATGTACGATCTGCGGCACACGTTCGCGACGCGGATGGCGGAATCAGGGTGCGATCTACCGACGCTGGCGGCCATCCTGGGGCATTCGAGCCTGCGGATGGTCATGAGGTATGTCCACCCGACAGCGCAGCATAGGCGGGCCGCGATGGAGCGCTACGAGAAGCTGCTACGGCCGGCGCTGAAGGTGGTGGGGGGGTGAGACCTGCGGAACCAACCTGGCTCAGCAATGCCTCCGGACCGTTTGATTATGTCTGGTATTGGCGTTGTCGATTGCCGGAGCGAAAGGGCACCCGCTGTCGAGTGCTGGTGCGTGGCGGGAAAAACACCATTGCGGTTCAGTTTGAGGATTTGGAGTTTGTGTTCACGTCGCGATATGCGGTCCGGAGGGGTGATCCGGTTACTGTTCCGGTTGGTGATCCGGTCGGTTGTTTCAGTTTCGATGTCTCTTCGCCGATTCAGAGTGATCGGCAGTGAATGAGTATGATGATGGAAAGTGTTGATAATACGGTAAGTTGTTGGAGGCGCGGGCCGGAATCGAACCGGCGAATAAAGGTTTTGCAGACCTCTAGGCAGCGCTGATCTGGTTGGATTTCTGCGGAGACTATCCGGTTTGTGATCCGGTTTGCTGTCTGCCCGGCGCCCAGTGAGGTTGTCAAGCATCAGCAGGGCGCCGGGGCTCACCCGGTTAAAGGCGAGCGGATGTATCCTATCACATCCCGCTCGGGCGGATCAGAAACATTTGACGGTGATTCTGTTCTATGCCATGATTGGGATGTCAAGCATCAGCTACGGCTGTAGAATGTTCGAGTCTGAACACGTCAGCGAAACGGCAACCTCCGGGCAATAGCCCGGCTCCCAGCGAGTAGGGCGCGGACACCCATCCTATGTCCTCAATCCCCATCCTAAACCCAGCCCCACATGGATCTCGGTATGCCTCCGTGCAATCGGCTAATAGGCTGATTCGTAAGGGGCGTGCCGTCTGGAGCGATGCCCACAAGACGGCGATTCGAATCACGGCCCCGCATGAATTCAGCCAGCCTGATTCATCGAACGGGCTCACGTATGATCGGATTCACCGGGTGATGACACGCGATGAGCTGCGGGCTCTGCCATTCGTTGGGAATGTAGATCGGCTGATGGCCGGGAGAGTTAAGCGGGTCCTTCCTGGGGATTGAAGCCTCGCGGGTGTTTCGATTGCGCAAATGTGCTAGTTGCAGGGTTTCCAGGTGGGTCCCACTAAAGGTTTCCAGGTGAAATGAATGGATCGATCCGGGCATATGCCAGACACCGCAAAGCGGACGGACGTCCCGGTGGGAGTCATACTGCTGTTCGCAAGGCGATTGCAACTGGAAGGATTACGGCTGAATCCGATGGATCGCTCAACTTTGCCAAATGTGACCGGGCCTGGGGGCGTAACTCGGCGCCGGCGAAACCTGAGCAGAAACCAGATGCAAAGGCAGCAGCCAAATCGAAGGGCAAGCCAAAACGAGAACCTGCAGAGACGGTCGACGTCGTCGATGGAGAGAGCTACTCCGACGCGCGGGCTCGGAGAGAAAAAGCTGAAGCGGACCTGGCCGAGCTCAAATATCGGAAGGAATCCCGGGAGGTCCTTTCGGCGATCGATGTCAAGAAAACGTTCTACGCAATTGGACGAATGCACGCCTCGGCTCGGGAGAGTCTGCCCACGAACCTGGGCCCAAAGCTGGTAGGAAAGACCGACCCCATCGAAATTGAGGAAATGGTACGGACCGCTCTTCGGGAAGCGGACTCCAGAGTTGCGGATGAAATTGAAAAACGGCATTGGGAGGTGGTTGGCGATGGCGACGGCAGCATCAGTCTGTAGCTCCGCCTTCGCAGCCGGGATTCGGCCGGAGCCTGATCTCACTGTCTCTCAGTGGGCCGACCGCTACCGCATCGTCGGGAAGCCCAGCCCGGAGCCGGGACCGTGGCGCACCGAGCGGGTTCCCTATGCAGCGCAAATCATGGACGATCTGTCTCCGCAATCTCCGGTCCATATCGTCGTGCTGATGAAAGCGGCCCAGGGGGCAGGCACTGAGATCGGCTACAACGCTCTCGGCTGCTGGATGGACATGTACCCGGATTCGGCGCTACTGGTCACTCCTACAACCAAAACCCTTCGCCGGACATCGAGCCGTATCGACCGAATGATTCAGGCGACGCCGCGGCTTCGTGAGAAGGTTGCCCCGAAACGTTCCCGGGATCGGTCCAATACGATCGACAGAAAAGAGTTCGGCGCCGATGAATTGATTCTCACCGGTGCAAACTCTGCTGCAGATCTTAGGTCCAACCCCTGCCGTTATGGAATGGCCGATGAGGTCGATGGCTATCCGCTCGATTTGGACGGTGAGGGCGGATCCCTGGACCTCTTCCTCCAACGCCTTGCCGCTTACGCGAGACAAAAGGCATATCTCGTTTCCACTCCTACACTTGAAGAGTTCAGCCAGATCAGCTATTGGTTCAATCGTGGCAATCAGAATCTCTACCATGTTCCCTGCCCATCTTGCGGCCACATGCAGCCGCTGCTCTTCTCTGAGAAATCTATCTTCGCCGAAGAGGGGCTCACCGGAGGATTGAAGTGGCCGGCCGGATCTCCTGACCTGGCCCGGTACGAATGTGGGAAATGCCGGGAACGGTTCGAAGAGTGGGTCAAGACTAAAATTCTCGGGTCCGGTGTGTGGGTACCGCGAGCTCCCGAAAATGGCCGTGGCCGAATTAAGGTTACGTCTTACGCCATCAACGCCCTATATTATCCCTATGGTTGGCCCGGGAACGCCTGGCCGGCGGTTGCCGAGGATTGGGAACGTAATCATCGGGATCCGGTCAAGCGAAAGACGTTTATCAACCTGAAATGCGGAGAGCCGTACAAAGACCCGACTGATGCGAAAGCCGATGCGGATACCCTCATGGCCAGGCGTGAATCCTACGGTCCGGAGCTGCCGGCTGGCGTGGGTGTGCTCACCGCGGGGGTGGACATCCAGGGGAATCGTATCGAAGCCGAGCTACTCGGATGGGGAACAGATGAGGAGTCATGGTCGATCGACTACCGCGTGTTCGTGGGGGACACATCCAGGCTGACTACGACTGATCCGGATCACCCGTCCGCCTGGGAGCAATTGGACAACTGGCTCAAGGGGGAATGGCTGAGCGAGCTCGGCATCCCGCTGTCGATCCGCGCGGGCTGCATCGATGCTGGCTTTCAGAAAGAGACCGTCCGGAAGTTCTGCGGGGAACGACAGGGCCGCCGGATATGGGCGATTATCGGCCGGGCCGGTGATCGGGCCGTCTGGCCAACGAAGCGCGGGCGCCAAGGGCGGAGCAAGTACCCGGCGCCGGTTGTTATCGGCGTCGATGCGGCAAAAGAGACGGTGTACTCGAGGCTCAAGATCGTGGAACCTGGCCCGGGGTACTGTCATTTCCCGGCCGGGAGAGACCGAGATTACTTCGAAATGCTCACCTCTGAGGTCAGGGTGCCGGACTATACCGGGCCCGTGCCAAAGTTCTCCTGGCAGAAAAAAACAAAGGGCATCCGGAATGAGTCTCTCGATTGCCGGAACTACAACTATGCGGCGCTGGTCGGACTGACGACGCTCACAGCTTTCCGGCTGAATCAGGAAGTCGATCGGTTTCGGCGGATGGCAGAGGAGCGCGTCGTCGCCGGGCTAGGAGATAAGAAGCCAGCGAAACCAAAGCCAGAAAAGAAATGGATCGCCGGCGGGGAGAATTGGTTCTCATCATGAGCAAAAGCACTACGGTTCGGAAGCCGAACGTTACGACACAAGCATTGCCTGGATTCGATTACGACGTCCTGGTCAATGATGGCCCGGCCCGGCCTGACCGAATTCAGGCTCACGCCGATCTCGGGTGGGATGTCGTAGCTGTTGGCCCGGCGCCCGGCAATCAGACGCAGATCGTATTCCGGAGGAAACGTGGCGTTCACTCAGACCCAACTCGATAATCTCCGGGCTGCGATTGCTGTTGGTGCTCTGGTCGTTGGCACAGGATCGAACAGGGTCGAATACCGCAGCCTGGCGGAAATGGAGCGGATCGAGGCGATGATGGCGGCGACCTTGGACGATACGCCGATCACTCAGGCATCAGAAACCGCTCGGACGAGCATTACCGTTTTCACGAGGGAATAATGGAGCAACCCTGGATAGATCGCGCCGTCTCGTGGTTCTCTCCTGAGGCTGCCTTCAAACGGGCGCGTTACCGGGCAGCGTTGGAAGTGCTGTCGAGCTATGACGGAGCCCGCATGGGGCGGAGCACCGAGGGCTGGACGACATCCAGAACTGACCCGAATGCGGCAATAGGTCCGGACCTTGACCGTCTGGTTCAGCGTTCGCGAGACCTCACGGCCAACGACCCGCACGGAGCTCGCATTTCCAGTGTGATAGCCAATAGTGCGGTAGGCACGGGGATTACACCGCAGCCAGCTACTGGCGACGACGCAACGGACAAGATCATCAGCGAGGAATTCAAATTCTGGCAGGAGGAATGTGACTCTGAGGGGCAGCTTGATTTCTGGGGCTTGCAGCACCTGGCTGTCAGGTCGATTGTCGAGAGTGGGGCGTCCCTTAGCCGGCGGCGCCAGCGACGCGCATCCGATGGGCTGCGCGTTCCGTACCAAATCCAACTCATGGAGATGGATCACATTGACCGCGACAAACAGGAATCACGCGGCACTGCCGGCCACATTACGCAAGGCGTTGAATTCGATCAGATCGGCCGCCGGGCAGCCTATTGGCTGTTCGACCGGCATCCTGGTTCTAGCGGTACGCTCAGGTCGCTAAGCGCGGACTACCAGAGCAGGAGGATTCCGGCGGAGGGAGTCGTCCATGCCTACAGGAAGCTGAGACCAGGCCAGGTACACGGTGTCCCATGGCTCGCCCCTGTAATGCTCAGAATGCGGCAACTGGGGGACGTGGACGAGGCGGCAGTCGTGAAGGCGCGGATTGCTGCCTGTCTGGCTCTGTGGGTGGAGCAGACGGAAGGGCCAGACTCCGGCCTGATCGGAGAATCGAAGACAGAAGACGGGACCGGACAGCGGATTGAAACGCTCCGGCCCGGCATGATCCGATACGGAAAGTTCGGCGAGAAAGCAACCGTTATTTCACCACCCCGCGATGAAGGCTACGACGCGGTCTACAAGAAGCAGCAGCAAATGATTGCGGCCGGTGTGGATATGTTCTATGCGCAGTTGACCGGCGACCTTGCAGACGTCAACTATTCATCGTTCCGAGCTGGTGATCGGGACTTCCGGTCCGCGATCGAGGTATTCCGCTGGGCCTTTATCATTCCGATGATGTGCCGGCCGTGGTGGCGCGGGTTCATCGACACACTTGTACTGCAGAGTAAGATCCAGGCCCCTCTATACGGTGCTACCTGGACACCTCCGGCCTTTATGAGTGTCGATCCGTACAAAGATGCACAAGCCGACGAGCTGCGTCTCGGAACAGGCACCGGAAATCTGTTTGAATCGATTGCCGAGCGCGGCTATGATCCACGCGCATTCGTTGCAAAGATTGCCGAGATCAAGAAACTGCTTGATAGTCTCGGACTGAAATTCCCATGGATGGAGGGCACAGATAATGCCGCAACTGGAAACAATGAAGATCCCAAAACCCAGGCTTCGATGCACATTGGCACCGGAGACGGTGGACAAGGAAAACCGAACGGTCGAGGCCACGTTCTATAGCGGCGCTGAAGTCCTGCGCTTTTCGTGGAGTAGGGGCAAATACCTGCTCAGGCTTCTCACGGGTCCCGAGAATGTGCGTCTCGATTCTCTCAATAGTGGTCGCGCTCCGGTGCTTGATGCGCATGATGCGTTCAGCATGCGGACTCAGATCGGAGTGGTGGAACACGGCAAACTCGATGGTGCAAACGGCAGGGCGACGCTGCGCTATTTCAAGGGTGACGCTGAAGCCGATCAGATCTGGAATAAGGTGGAGCAGGGCGCGCGTAATGTTTCCATGGGTGTCGGCATCTACAAGATGCGCGAAGTGGAAAACAATGCGGACGAGAAGATCCGCCGCTTCGAAGCAACGGACTGGGAGCCGCTAGAAATATCCAACGTCCCTATCGGAGCTGACCCCGGCGCCCACATCCAAATGAGTCTCTCTGACAGCGACCCCGAATACATCGAGGTCGAAATTCTGCGGGCCAGTGCCCGAATCCCCGAACAGGAGGTAAGTATGCCCGATAAAGGCACAGCAGCGGGCGAGGCCCGCACCGATGAACTGAAGGCGATCAGCGATGAGCAACTCACGGACGCGAAGCGGGAAGCGGCGTGGGCCGCAACCAAGGCCGAGCGTCTGCGGGCTAGCGATATTCGCAAGATGTCCGCTCCGTTCAAGTTGGAATCCAAGTTTCTGGAGGATCTGATCTCCGGCGACAACACCGTAGAACAGGCGCGCGCGGCAATCATGGACAAGCTGGCGAGCAGGTTCGATGAAACCCCAACCGATCCGACTAACCCGTCCGTCACGATGGGACGCGACGAACGAACAACCCGCCGGGAGATGCTGAGCAACTCCCTGCTTCACCGCGCAAATCCCGGTATAGTCAAGCTCGAAGACGGCGCGCGGCAATTCCGAGGGCTTACGCTCTTGGATATGGCCCGGGAATGCTTGGAGCATGCCGGTGTTTCCACGCGCGGAATGAGCCGTCTGGAGCTCGCAACGAACGCGCTCAACTTCAGCCGGCAGGGAACCATCATCGGAGACAGGGGACTGGAACAGCTCGGGGCGATGTCTTCGAGCGATTTCCCCTACATCCTGGCTAACACGGCGAACAAACGCCTCACCAGCGCCTACCGGGAGTATACGAGCCGTTGGCGGGAATTCTGCTCGCAGTCGAACGCCTCGGACTTCAAGACCCGCTATATCGTCTCGCTCGGTGAAGCGGCGACACTGGAGAAGGTTCCCGAAGGTGGGGAATTTCCGTATGGCAAGATCGACGAGGCGCAGGAATCCTATGCCATCAAGACATTCGGTCGGATCCTGCCTCTCACTCGCCAGGCCATCATAAATGATGATCTTGGTGCCTTCAATCGCTTCCCGGTCGCCCTCGGCAACGCCGCTGCACGGCTCGAGGCTGACACCGTATGGGCTCTGATCACCGCAAATCCGACCATGGGTGACGGCAATAGCCTATTTGACGCCACGAATCACGCCAACTACACCTCATCGGGCACTGCAATCAGTGTTGACTCGCTCGGCGTAGGGCGGCTCGCTATGCGCGTTCAGACCGGCATCGACGGAACCACCATCATTCCGGTAACGGCGCGTTTTCTTGTGGTCCCGGAGGGCAAGTGGCAGTTGGCGCTACAGTACACCAGCACAAATTACGTGCCGGCCACGCCAGCCAATACCAATCCCTGGGCCGGCACTCTGACTCCGCTCTCCGATCCGCGGCTTGACGCCTCTGCCGCAAATACCTGGTACATGATCGCGCGGCCCGGCGAAGATGGAGTGGAAACTATTGAATACGCCTACCTGGAGGGCCAGGAGGGCGTCTTCATGGAGACCCGCATGGGCTTCACCGTTGACGGTCTCGAGATGAAAGCCCGTCTGGACTTCGGTACCGCTGTGGTCGACTGGCGGGCCTTTTACATGAACGCCGGCGCGTAAACCGGCGGGAAAGGGAAAAATTCAAGAATCGAGGTAAAAAATCATGGCAAAGAATCTGATCTATAAAGACGGCCGGTACTTGCCGGTCGTTTGCACCCATCCCGCCGCTCCTGATTCCGGTGATCCAATCCGCTACGGCTACCGCTGTGGCGTCGCGGTGACCGATGAAGGAGATGGCGGAAACGACAGCACCAAGACGACGGTTGATTTTGGGCCCGGGGTCTATGACCTGAGTGTTGCTGCTGTCAATGACTCCGGAGATTCCGCCCTAGCCGTTGGCGAACCGCTCTACTACACGGACGCCGACACTCCGGTCCTCTCCAAGAAATCCAGCGGATATCCGTTTGGTTACGCTCTGGAGGCAATTGGGTCGGGCGAAACCGCCACTATCAACGTGATGGTCATCGGCTGGCCGATGGGAACTCAGCCCGGCGCCGGGACGGTCGGGCAGACCCAGCTCGGAGATGAGGCAGTCGGTCCGGATCAGCTCGAGGGCACTTTGGCTACCGGTTTCATTCCGCTCGATATCAACACGCTGCGGATCATCTCCACTAACGCTGTTCAGAATACGACCGAGGGCGGCGTACCGGATGGCAACACGGATCCGATCCTGGCCCGTGTGAACGCTGCTACTGATATTGCCCTTCGCCTGACCTGGGCGGCGGCATCGGTCGTCGAAGTGCAGTTCGCTCCGATTCCGAAACCTCCGGATCTGGATGCGGCATCTGATCTGACGGTCCATCTTATGCTGGCGAAAGACGCCAACACTGATACCTCGGCTGTGATCGGTGTGAAGTTCTTCGATGGCGTAGGCGATACGAGTGTTGGCGGGGACACCGCCGCGCTCGCCGCGGCTGCTCTCGCCGAAAAGACCGTGACAATCGCTGCCGCCGGAATCGCTGCCGCTCCTGGGTTCTTCAACGTCGCGCTGGTGCCTGGCGCTCACGCCAACGACGCGGAGTACCTGTACGCGGCCTGGATCGAATACACCAGGGCTGCCAACTAGTCCAACAGTCCAGCCTGTTTCCCCGGGGCTGTTGAAAGACAGCCCCGGGTTTTTCCAATGGAGGCTCAGATGAGAATTCGGTTCAGATTTGTCGCACTATTCGCGGTGCTCGTCATACTCGCGATAGCCGCCCCGGCGCAGGCCCCGCAGACTCCGCGATTCATCGCTGGGCACACATACTCTCTTACCGCGTCTCCGGCCTATTTCACATTGCAGCTTCCGGCGAATTCACCAAAGCGGATTTACCTGATAGCGGCCAGCGTGGAATGCCAGGAGGCTTGTACCGTCGCTCAGGACATGAACGGAAACGCAGCCGAGACAGATGAAATCACAGCCACCAGAATATCGGGAGCAACGTTCACGCCCACTCTGGATGTTTACGCACCAAGCAACGCCGGATTTGGGGCTAATCTGTCAACACTCACGGTTCCGGCGGAGACCCCGTATCCGCTCGACTTATCGTCGGTCACACTCGAACAACTGAAATCGACAGTGCAAACCTACAACATCAGGACAAGCGCTGTCACTGGGACGGCCAGGATCTATGTGATCTGGGCGGAACAATGAGCCTGTTTTCTGTTTCAGTCGCGGCAGCAAATCAGACCGTGCTCGATGTGCATGGTGAAATCGTCACCTATACGCCGTCTGGTGGCGTAGCTGAATCGCCGACGGTCGTCATTGTGGATCCGGCTACGGTTGATGACGCGTCGCCCGGGGTCGTTGCCGTGATCGAATCGGCGTCAAGTGAGTTTGATGTCAGACCGGCCAAGGGCGGCGCGGTGACCATTGAAAGTACGGATTACACGATTTTCGATGTGAAGGAACCGCGGCCCGGCTGGCTCCGGGTGGCGCTGAAAAAATGATTTCACCGGACACCATCAGAAGCGGATTCGCAACCAAGCTGAAAGCCATTGTGGCTCTAGTTACGATCTTCAGCGGTGAAGCGGCGAACATCGTGGAGTACAAAGACGAGACATCCGGTGATGTCTGGTCGACGATTTACGGTTTGGATCCGGGGAAGCTCTTGATTGTCTATCAGGGAACGACGCCGCGGTCTGGGCGCCGTGAACTGTGGCAGCACAACTTCTCACTGATCTGGAAGACTGACGGGTCCCCGGCGGCGGTCTTTGCCCAGGTCGTCGGCGGCATCCCGACGGGTCAGGTTCTGCCAATGCTCAACGTGGAAGTCCATGCCACGGTGCATCAAATGAATACGCCGTCGCTGAACCGGCGAAGCATTCCGGTAGCCGATGGAACCGCGCTGGACTACTGGGAGATCACAACAGGATTTGTAGAAAAATGACCGGCGGCTGCCGGACAGGAGGTTAACACATGCCCGCAAGAACTCAGGAACTCGCCATCGGCGTAAGTTTCAACAAACAGGCCGCCCTGCAGACGGCACTGGCAGCCGGCTCTCTCTGGAGCCTGGCGACGAACCAATTCAATCCGACGTTTCCGCAGCTCCAGTACGAGACGGACGCTGAGGACTTCGGGAAGGGCGATGAGTGGGTAGCCAACATCTATCCGACCTCACTGGCCACCAATTGGGAGTGGCCGTATTTCCTGACGTCGGAAAACTTCTGTCAGGCCATCGCGTTCGCGTTGGGGGATGTTACGGAGACTGCCCCAGAAGCAGGCTCCGCTCAATACGTCTGTGTTCCGCAAGACCCGGTAACTGATGGAGTTACCCTTGAGTCCGCCATGATCGTTGGAGGCATCCGCCAGGCGGGTGCCGGAGAGCTGCTCGATATTGCTCTTATCGGCATGGTCTGCGACGGCTTTACTTTCCGCTTGACGTCCGGAACTGGCCGGCAGAATTCTCAGCTCACAAGCCGGTGGATCGGTTGTGGAAAGTACACAAACAACTCTGGAATTACGATTCCGGCCGCGACGACAGAGCATCGGCTGGGAGCCGGATCGACGGCGACGTTGAGCATCAACAGTGTGGACTACATCAGCAACGCCCGGTTCGTGGATCTCGAATTCCAGTACAACAACAACGCCATCGTCGGGTACTATCCTGGATCCGGATCGCAGGATGGTTTTGATATCGCCGGCCGGATGCGTTTCGGGCGCCGGACGACGTCCCTCGTGTTCACCGTTGAACTCGAGTCTGACTCTGATGAGCTTGCCAATCTGATTGCGGGGACCGAGGGCACGGCGACAATCACCATCACTGGTGATCTGATTGCCGGAACTACCTTCCATCAGGCACAGATCGTTCTCCACCAGGTTCGCTTTTCTGCTTTTGAAATGGGCGAATCGGACGGCTTTGTCACGGCGCGCGTGACAGCCGAGATCATGAAGCACTCCTCGAACGGAGTCATGACGCTCACCGGAATATGCGAGCAGGCTGGAATCATGGGGGCGGCGGCATAATGTTCCCACAGAGCAAGATATTCAGCGTCAAGTTGCCTCCGCTGGGTTTGGAATCCGTGGACGTGCGGTGGCCAACCGATAAGGAGTGGTGCACCCGCACACGGGCACTCAAAATCACCCAGACGAGCCTTGGGCGCGGCAAATTTCGCACGAATGCCGAGAACGCCCAAAAGGTCAACGCCGATCTGTTCGCCGCCATTCGCAGCGGGGAAGGCGACCTGGATGAGGCCGAGGCGTCTTACGTCATTGACCAGTTGGAGCGGTGCAATGTGGAGACGGCGGACATCGATGGCCAGTGCTTCAACGTCAAGCTGACCGTGCAGGGGAAGTTCGAGACAGCCCACCGGCTGAAGGCACCGCGGCAAAAGCTCATCGTCGAATACCGGCGGTCGCTGCTCGATGAAACATTCGGGCGGGGCCGTTCCGAGATTCGGTCGAAGCTGGAACCGGCCGGCGAACTCTACGATGCCATCCATGAATCTCACGACGGCTACGAGGGCGAAGTCCCGATCATCCACAAGCAGGCCGTTGTGGACGCGGTGATCGAGAAAATCCAGGCCATCATGGACGACAGCCCGGAAGAGTAGGCCCCGGAGACGAGCCGAGCCCGCGCGATCTCATCGCCGGGGCCATTAGCAATCCTTCCGATGTACCATCCTGGGCGGCGGAGTGGTTGCGGCACATTGCCGAGATCGACGCCGCCCTTCAGATTGGGTTTTCGATCGGACTCTCCGACGTGACGGCGCTTGAGTTCGCGGCGGTCCGGATTCTTCGGGAAGAAGAGGCGTCCCACCTGGAAGAACAGTCCAAGCGGGATGCGATGGAGCGGACGATTCCGGCAAAGCCGAGTTCATTCTGATGGCGAAATTCCAAACCAAAATCAAGAAAGCCCGTTTCACGCATACTCCATTCACCGGTCAACAGATGGCGGAGTTTGCCGAGGGGCTATTGGATCACATCTGGGATCGGATTTCAGCCGGAGAGACGACGGACGATGCACCGGCGAAGTCGCTCCGCAAAGGTTATTCGCAATGGAAGCAGCAGAAGTATGGCAACCAGGTACGCAACCTGCAGGCGTCCGGGCGCCTGCGACGGGCTACGAAGGTCCTGGAAGCAAACCAGAATAAGGCTGTGATCGGAGCCACGCCCGGGCTCCATACGACCGGGAAACTGATTGGGCGAGGGCGGTACCGCTCGGCAATTACCTTCAGTGGCGTATTAACCGTGAACAACCGGAGAAGCCGGCAGTGGGGAATTTCCAACTCCGACCGCGCCTACGTGGTGGGCCGGGTGATGGGCAGAAAACCGATTAGAGCTCAACAGGTTGCCTGATGGCTGACAACGACGAACGCATAGTCCTCGAAATCGACGACAGTCAAGCTATCGCCGCTCAGAAACGGACGACGAAGGGCTTTGAGAATGTCGAGAAGTCCGCGTCCCGTGCGACTGGAGGCATCGCCAGGACGACGGACGATGCCGGCCAGCGCATTGTCAGGGTGATGGACAGATCCAAGACGTCTATTGACCGGCTTGTCGCCAACGCTGAGAAGAAGGCCGCGCTGATGGGCAAGAGCGGTGTCGAGCGGCTCATGGTGGAGCGGGACCAGGTGCTGAAGCGGGTCGGCGGTGATGCCCGAGCTGTGGAGCGGGTCAATAAGGCTTACGGCGAGATGGCCCAGTCAGTGGACCGTGTTGATAATTCCATGACTGGGATGCTGAAAACGGTTGCTCTCACATACGTTGGGTTCCGTGGAATGCGGATGCTGTTCAAGGATCTGATCCTTGATTCCTCTCTTTATGCCGCTCGAACCGAGCAGCTCGGCGTCGCGCTGGGTGCGGTTTCCCGGGCGAATGGCGTCGCGATCGTAACTTCCCGTAATCTTGAGAACCAGGTCAAATCCCTCGGAATTACGACCCAGGAAGCACGGCTCTCGCTAAGCAGGCTGACTGCTGGTGGAATCGATGTATCTCGGGCTCCTGAACTGGCTCGGGCGGCTCAGAACGTCGGGCGAGTCGCCGGAATTCCCTCATCTGATGCTCTCGAAAAACTCACCCACGCAATCATTACGCTGCAACCGGAACTGTTCAAGTATCTCGGGTTGAACGTGTCCCTGGAAAGCGCCTACAAGCGATGGGCGAAGGAAAATGAACGAACCGTAGAAAGTTTGAGCGAAGTCGAGAAGCGGCAAATCGCCACAAACGAAGCAATCCGAGCGGCCAGCGCATACGCCGGAGTCTACGCCGAATCCTACAAGACTGCCGGTGGTCAGATTCTATCCCTTGACCGCTACATGAAGGAATTCAAGAACAGCATCGGAACCGTATTCCTGGAAGATCTCCGCCTCGCTGTGACGGCATTGAACGGATTTGGCAAATCAGCCGATGGAGCTGGGGGAGCCATCGGGAGACTGATCAAGCTGACAGCCACTCCGTTCCTTTTACCTACTCAAATATGGGCAGATTCGAAGAGCGCTATCGACGTTTTCACCGCTGCAACCGAATCGGGCGTAGCGGCAACGGCCGAATCTGTACGTCAGGATCAGTTGGCGGCGGCTGCCAAGAAAACTATGATCGACGTGAACCGGCGGGCGGCCGATATTGCCACCCAGGCGGCGGAGGCGGAGAAAAAGGCAGCAACGGAACGCGCGCGCGCCGAACAGCATGCGGCCCAGCTTCTCAGACAAGCGCAACTGCACGAAGTTACCGGAGTCCAGCGGATTCTCCTGGAACGTGAGCAGCTCATCAAAACCTACGGGAAGAGCGCGGCGGCGATTCGGGATCTCAATGCAGCAACCAGAATTCAGGTAGCGACGGAGTTGAAGCGTGCTCAATCAGACAATGCCACGGCGCTCGGCAGACAGGTCAAGGAACAGCAAGAGGTGCAGGCCGCTTCCCTGGGATTTGAAACAAAGATTTTCCAGGAGCGGCAGCAGATGGAGGCCGAAACTCTCGCTCTTCGCATTGACACGCTCGACAAGGAAGCGGCTGCCGAATTGGCTGTGGTTCGCCATCAGGCGGAGATTCGCCTGAGTGAGGCGGAGGCCTCGGCCGGCAGGTCCGTTCAGCAACAGATCGAACTGTCTCAGCGGCGGTTGCAGATCGAAACCGAGACTATCAACCAGGAAGCAATCCTGCACGTTGAAGCGATCGCCAGGCGCCAGGCGCGGGAAGTGGCTTACCTGGAGACCATGGCCCAGCTTCGCCCGGAGATGGCGGCTGAAGTTGAACAGCGTATCAACGCCGTGATACTCGCGTCGGCTCAGGAGGCGACGGAAATAGACACCGCGCGCGTGATGAAGATTGAGGAGATGAAGCGCGATCAGGCAACCCAGTCGGCGAACATCATGAAGTCGGAGAATGAGCGCGTCTTCAACGAGATGAAACGCTCCGTGGAAGCGGTGTTCGACGCTATGATCACCGGTACCGGGAATCTCGGCACGGCGCTCAAGCGCATGCTGCTAGCGTCTGTTCTCGCGCCCATTCGGCAGATTTTTTCAACCTACGTTGCCGGCGGGCTCACTCAGATCATGGGCGGCGTTCCCGGGATGAGCGGCGGCGGCGGGCTCGGACAATTGGCCGGCTTCGGCGGCTTGGCGATTCCCGGGCTTGCGGGCGCACCTGGTGGTACGCCGGGGTTCGCGGGACCGGTCGGAGGGTTGGGAGGCGCCGGGCAAGTTGGCGGCCTGGCTGGGTTCGCCGGCATGGGGACGAGCGCCCTCGGGATGCTCACGAATCTCGGCAATATCGGGGTTGGAGCTACGGGTGTCAACCCGATGACCGGGGCCACGTTTGCTCAGCATGGTATCGGTGGAGCCGCCGGCGGCGCGCTGCTGGCCGGCGGCGGAGTGTTGGCGGCCATGGGGCTCAAGCGGGGTGGCTGGTCCGGGCTCGGAATGACGACGGCCGGCGGAGCTTTGATCGGTGCGAAGTTTGGCGGACCAATAGGCGCTCTGATTGGCGGCATTGCCGGCGCCGGGGCCGGGTTTATCCGCATGTTGTTCAAGGGAGCGACGACGAAGACACGCGAGAAGATTGAAGCCGCTTATGGGGTAACGATCCGGGAGAAGACCATTCTGGATCAGATTACGGCCATCATCAAAGACGGCTACGGCGGAAACATCGATCTCGGGATCCGGTCGTCGCAGGTTCGGGACATCGTGGAGCTCTACGCGATGCAGACCGGGCAATCGTTCGGCGGAGTGGGAAGCAATCCGACTCCGATCAGCCTGAGTCAGTCCGGCGGGTCGATCTTCCAGACGCCCAGCTACTACCATCAGCCGGCGTTGAATGCCGCGGGTGTTTCCGGAGGGTCCGGCCAGGTGGTGATTCAGAGTCTCACTCTCCAGGTGAACGGTCAGTCGGCAGCCGATGTCCTGGAGGGCCGCATCGCGCCGGCCATCGCCAGGAACCCGCGCACTGTGCAGCGGGCATCGCTGGCCGCCCAGTCACAGAACGTCGGGCGGCGGCAGATGGCTGCCCAGCAGCTTGTACCGGGGTTGATCACAGCGTAATGCCAGGATCAGTAGCAAACGCGGCACCGACCACCGTCATGCCGGAATCTCTCTGCCGGATGTTCCGCGCGTCCCGGGAGTGGATGTCTCATGCCAATTTCTACCGCGGCGGCGAGTCGCAGGTTGCCTACCGCGTCGCCACGAGCAGGAAAGCGTTCGAGATCGGAAAGAGGCTCACCGCGACGGAATTGGCCACTCTGCGGACGTTCTTCACGGACACGGGACATGATTGCTTTTTCTTCTACTATCCATGGGAAACGGACCCGCTGTTTTCCTATGACGAGGCTGGCACGGAGGCGACGGGCCGCTATACCGTCCGGTTTGATGGCGAATGGTCCCAGCAGAACGGGATGGGGCGGGGTGACGTCTCTATTCGGCTGGTGGAAGTGAACTGATGGCTAAAATTTATCACACAACTTGCTACTGGTCGCCATGGCGACGACTTCTCCGGTGGATCAGGTCAGAAAAAGGTATGCCTCGATTCATTTACGATCCCGGCATTAACAATGCGGACTATCTGTCTAAGGCTCAGCAGTTTCGCTGCGAGAGTTGCGGGGAACTGATCCACTTCGACACAGACTGGCGAGACAAAGACGGCGGATTCATCGGAAAGTGCATAGAAGAGTAAATGGCAACCATCGGAAACATCACGGTTCCCTCGGTAGCGACTTCAGGAGTCTTCCCCCTGGCTAGTGACTACGGCTACGGGAAGGCCATCTCGCCAGAGATTGCGGTGCATCAGTTCGGGTCCGCCAACGCGAAGATTGAGCAGCGCTTCTGGCTCGGGGACGGGCTCACGCGGTACACCGTCGTCAGGTCGTCGCTCACACAGGCCGAATTCGAATCCCTGCGCAACTTCTGGGAGGCCCGTAAAGGCCCCTACCAGCCTTTCACCTATGCTGTGCCCTCCGATGATGGACAGAGCACCAGCAACGTCACCGTCCGCTTCGAGAACGCGCCTCTGACGTTCGAGCACATGTCTGATGCGCTCTGCTCGGTCGGTTTGACGTTTGTAGAGGTCCCGGATCCGGACGAAGCTCCCAGCTACACTCTCAATTCCACCGATACCCGTTTTCCGTCGGCTTCGCTCAAAACCGCGCTGCTCGACCAGGTGCAGACCGTAGTTCCGCTCCTCAAGATCACCGTCAAGGAATCCGGTTACGCGGTGATTTACCTTTCGGACCGGCGCTGCACGGTCGGGGCGCAGCTCTATCAGGCGCGGCTCCTGCGGTTCGACGGCATCTCGCAGTCAATGAACGGCGAGGCGGATGACGCGACGTTCGTTTTCGGAAATGCCGACGATGTGATGCGGGACCTGGCCGAAGATACGAATCTTTGGCGGGCGAAGATGGAACTTTCGCTTTTCCATGTCGGCAGCGGTATCAAGTTGGATCTGTGGACCGGGGAGGTAGTCAGCTTCTCCGGTTCGGAGGGCCCGGAGTTCACGGTTCAGTGTTCGGATTCGATTTACGAACTGACGCTCGATTACCCGGTCCGGACGATTGAGCGTTCCTGTTGGAAGGATTTTGACGACGGTGTGAACTGCCCTTACACGTCGGTTGTTGGCGGCGTGGAAACGGATTGCGACAAATCGTGGACTCAGTGCCAGGCCCGGAGTATGGACGCCTATTTCGGCGGCGTGGTGGCGCGTCCGCAGTCCGTCCGGATCAAAGACAACTCTTCCGGGCTTTGGGGAATCGGGCGCCGGGCGATTTCCTCTGTGTCCTTGGTTTCTGATTCCATCTACGGCCAGCCGCTTCAGGAGATCTACACGGATACCGACATGCCGGTGAACTGCCAACTGGCGGCCGGGCGGGAAGAATCCGAATTTTACTCCGCACTCGGCATCGTTGGGCAGGGTCCTATCAGCGGCTATGCGACGGACGGAACCAAGCACCGATTGGATGGGCAGCCGGCTCATGGGCCGCTTCCCTACGGGCTCCGTCGATCCTATGGGCATGATCCGGTTCAGAACAGCGACCCGGACGCGGACTCCGACGAGTTCAGCATCTCCGCGGTTGGCGGGGGGTTCACTGGCGACCGCGCGGCGGGTGTGGCATTCGTGGAAATCCGTAGGACAGATCCGGAAGGGCTACAGCTCTCCAGGATCACGGAACACCAGATACAGGCGTGGGTTTCGTCCGGTTTGGGTGGCTGGAAATGGACGAGTGGGACACGCTCCTGGCAGAGCGGGCTCACCAATCCGGTATGGATCGCCGTGAACGCGGTTCTGAAGGCCAAGGGAATCTTTGCGGCGGTGGCTGCCACTCAGGAGACCGTTTTCGATGTGGATTCGGCGGAGGCCGCGGCGGCGATTTGCGCTACGTCCGTTCCGGTGATCATCGGCTCGGGAAGTGAAACGCAGTTTGTCTTTCGCGGCGTGATCTCGGACCGCCGCCCGCTCAGGGACTGGCTTCAGGAGATTTTGAATAGCTGCCTGGGATATTACGTCCAATCCAACGGCAAGCTGAAAATCGGCATTCGGTCGAATTCCAGTGCGGTGGAGGCATTCACCGCCGGGAACATCATCCTTGATTCTCTCCAGTTGGCCAGCATCCGGCCTGGATTCAACCACATCTCTGGCAACTACGGCGACGCGGACTTCGAATGGAAGCCGAACACAATTTCCATAGGCGATATCGATCACGCGAAATTCGTGGGCACTGCCACGGGCCCACAATGGCTGAAGAGCCAGATGAACCTGGTGGGCGTGGCCGGCATGTCTCAGGCAGCCCGCATTGTGACGACCCGGCTCAGGGAAGAGATCGGCGGCATCTCGGCGGCGGAGTGGAAGGCCGCGCGTCAGGTTGCCTTCGGAACCACCATTCTGGCCCTAGCAGTTGAGCCGGGCATGGTTTGCTCACTGACCGATGACGAGATGCCGGGCGGCGCCGGCGAGTTCCGGGTCCTGCGATGGCGGCTGAATCCGGACTATTCGATTGTCATCGAGGGCCGTTCGACGACGGACAGCATGTATGACCTGACTGTCGGGCCGAAACCGGCGGACGTTACGCCCAGCCCGGTACCTGATGAGCGCATTATAGATGTCATTCCTGTTCAGCCTTGGTTTCCTTACCTTGAACAGCCAGACTCCGCTGATCCGTTCTTTGCTCAAACGGACTGGCAATTCGGGTTAAGCCAGACCTTTGAAGAAATGGCAGATGGAAGCCAACTCTCAAAACTCGTAGTGTCCGGACGATACCCTGATACCGCGATGCTGGCCGTCAATGGATCCGTCATCGGAAGCTATTCCATCGCAGATGCTGGCGGAACCATTGCCGCCGGAGAACACGTCACGATCGCACTGACAGCAGTTAATTCGGACGGTCACCAAACGCTGCTGTCACAGCCAGTGAATATCGCTGTGGGAACGAGCGGCAATGAGAACAAGATTACGCTGGGGGATATCGGTTGGCCGGCTGGAACAATCGGCTATCGACTGTACGCATCCGCTGATCACAGATTGTTGTCCGTGCAAGATGAAGACTCTACGCAACCGAGCAGCATCGATCTGACGGCGTTGTCGAATGTGCGTACTACAACTGTTCCGCATCCAACTCTAAAGGAAATGGTGGCGCGGGTGCGTTATTCGTTTCATGCCGGAGTGGATGGTTTGGCAATTACTGGAGTGTCCACAGATACCCTAGTGTGCGCTGGTGCTGGCTGGACTCCTGGCGAGTGGATTGGAAGAATCATCACTATTATCTCCGATGAAAGTGATGGATCGGCGCCGGTTTGGAATTTCCTGATTTCCGCCAACACTACCGAATCATTCACGGTCTCTCCAGACCCTGAATCCATGGGAGTCGAAATTGGGGATGCTCTCATCATCCGGACTGAGGCTACGTCCTACAGTTCAACCACGATTGGAGATGCGAAGTTCGAGAATGCCAGCTATCCAGCCGGCATGACGGTTAATGAAGAGACGGGCAGGATGGCCCGGATTGTTCATGGGACTGGCTCCGGACAGCGGCGGAGAATTGCATCGAATACTTCCACTGTCTTGACTATCGATGAGCCGTGGGAAACGACCCCAGATGATACCTCTGTGTTCGTAGTGGAATCAGTAAACGCACTCTATTCCTCAGTGGTACAGAAACTCGCTGATTCATCCGGGGGAAACGTCTTCATCTCAATTCCTGTTGACAATTTCTTGTTGACGACTCTCGTCTGCGAGGTAGCGATGATCGACAGATCCGGTCGAGAATCGGCCGAGGCATTCAACCCGTGGCGCGAGATTTACCTATTCGGGAAGCCTGGAAACGTCGGTTCCCAAATGATCCAAATAGCCTACAGTTAATGACTTCATACCAAAACTCGCAAACCCGTACACTGAATGACAAGCTCGGAGAATTCCCGTCTGTCAAGGATTTCGGGGCGGCTGGTGATTGTATCGTCCTGGAAGACGGAGCGATCACGGTAGCCGACTACACGTTCACATCCGTATCTGCGTCATTCACTTCGGCGGATGTTGGCAAGGCGATCGGGGTTGTAGGCGCTGGCGCGGCCGGAGTAACGCTCGTGACTACCATTGCCAGCGTGACGAGCGGGACCGAAGTTGAGTTAACCGCCGCCGCTGGAACTACTGTCTCGGATGCGTTTACACGGTACGGGACAGACAACACCACGGCATTTCAGGGCGCGATCGATGCGATTCTGGCAGCCGGCAGTAATCGCGGCGGCGTCATCTTCATTCCGCGGGGCCACTATCTGACAAGCGGTTCGGTGACCCTCTACGACAACATCCGGCTGTGCGGCGAGAACTACGCGATGGCGAGCACTTATGGTTCTGCGCTCATCGACGCTCCATCCATGGTGACGTGCATCGCCGCCGTTCCAGTGTTAGCGACGCCAGACCCTGGCTATCCGGCCGTCACAACAAATGGTGTAACCGTCGAAATGCTGGGAGTTCAGGGCACTCCAGATAGTGGGTCGATGGGAATTTACTCCCAGTACTCCAGGGACTTCACCGTCAAGCATTGTTTCTTCGATCTATTCGGAGATTCCGCGATCAATCTGGAAGGTGGTGCAACCTGCCACGTCGCGCACAACTTCGCTCAGAATTCGATGCTCGTCCACTCGGGGCGGTCTGACTACATCGGAGTATTCCAGATCGGAGTAACGGATTGCATCGTCCTCTACAACAACATCAACTCGAATTTCGTCGGTCCTGCCACGACGACGGACGGGTACATAGCGGCACTTTGTATCAACTACGCTAACGGATTCGTGGCCTTCAATCAATGCGCTCAGGCAGAGGTCGGGCTGGTTGTGACGGCTCGTTCGTTCGCTAACCGCCTGATAGGAAACCGTGCTGATCTGAATGCCAGAGAAGGAATTAAGATTCTCGCTGGCCGCAGCATCGTGATCGGAAACACGGTTATCAACTGTAGCCGCGACGGCGACGGACTCCATGATGGGTTCGTCAATTCAGGGGTTGGAAACACATTCCAGGGAAACCGCATTGAGGCGACTACACCGATTGACTACCATCTGAAGAACGGATTTGTCGATACCAGTTCGTCGGGATACGATTATCATTCGAACACATGGTCCGGGAACTGGTGTTCGTCTTTGGCCGTGAGCGGTCAGATGTATGATCTAGCAACCGGGGGGAACAAAAAGCTCTTCCCCCTTGAGATGCGCTGGCACACCGGAGAGACGGAATTTAATTCTACCGGGAACGTGTTGTTTTGGGACTCGGAGAATGGTTACCTGAGTTGGAACATTGGCAACCCTCTCGCACAAGTCCACATTTACGAAGCAACGCAGCAATCTCCGGCCAAACAGGCACGACTAAGGTTGGAATCAGACTACCCCTCCATCGTATTCCGTAGTCTTCTGGCACCGGTGGATGAAGCTGAATTTTCCCTATATGTGAATGCTGGCCCCGATCCTGATGGGTATGGACAGCTAGTTGGAAACGTAGTCAACGCAGCCCATGACGTGACCGAGAACTGGCTGGTCGTGGATCGCGCCGACGGAACGGTGAGGTATGTCCAATTCCCGAAGGGCTACGTCTGGATTAACAAATCATTGCGCGTGGGCGAACGATTCTGGATCGCTCAGGAAGATACAGCCACCGACACGACTACAATCGACGAGGAGACCGGCCTTATCCAGTTCGGAACATCAAAACTCCGCATCGCATTTGGCGTAGACGACCCAGAGGAAGCCATCACGGCCGTCGGCGGATCGATTTATCTTAGGGCATCATCTGGCGACCAGACATTCTACGTAAAAGCGGCCGGGACCGGTGATACCGGCTGGAAGAAAGTCGGCGACCTCATCAAGCAGATGATTTCTCTGATCATCTATAACCCCGACCCTGACGACGCTCCGACATTCTTTCACATTCGCGGAAACGGCCACGCGAACCAAACATCCACTCCCGTGTTTCAGATTGACGATTTTGCTAATCCGGAAGCCCCTGTCACAAGGGCCAAAATCTGGAACACAGGCAATGCTTCATTTTCTCAACTCACGATAGATGTCCTGGACAACTCCACCTATGCTCAGTTGACCTGCGAAACCACATCGGCGCAGAGCACCGAGCCGGTCTTTAGAACTCGGAACCTGTCCGGCGATATCATGGTGCAGATCTCAAAAGATGGGGATCTGCTCGTTGATCGTTGGATCGGAATCAATGTAGTTGAACGATCAGCAGCACTGGAGGCGCTCAGAATTTCCGGCCTAGTGCTGATTGAGGATGACACGATCAGGCTCGACAATGAGACCGCGAACCGGGCAGTCTATCTGAACGCCGACAAGGATCTCACTGCATCCGCAGCGACGGACACTGAGCTTGGCTACTTGTCGGGAGTCACATCGGCCATTCAGACACAACTGGGCGGCAAGGCGCCATCCTCCCACCAGCACGGTACGGCGGATATCACTGGCTGCTGGTCTGGGAGTTTCACGAACGGCGACGGCAACAATGTGACCGTAGTCAACGGATTAATTACTGCCGTGACGGCGCCATAGGAGAAAAACATGAAAAAACTACTGACACTATCGACTGTCGTGGCGCTGATAGCGCTTGCTCAGACCACGATTCCGCTTTCTTCCATCCGGGCGCTGGGCAATGGCTCGGTGCTTGTCCTGGTGGACAATTCCCTCCGGGTGGCGCGGCTAGAGGGTCTGACAGTGGACACGACGGGGGAACCCGTTCTGAGAGTCACTGCGACCGGGGGCGGCTCTACTGGGGGCGGCCCATCCCTGGGCTGGTATCGCTCCGATTACAAATTGACCGCCTCACAACTGGAGTTTGGGCTACCGGGCGGGGAGAAATACAACATCCTCGTCTATCGGAACGGCCTGTTAATGAGCGTCGGGAATGACTACGCGATCACCGGAAGTCTCGTGCGGTTCGTCGCGGCCCAGACGCCGGGTCCGGGGGACGTGGTGATACTTCGCTGGCAGGGTCCGGCAGCATGAGACTCGCGCTCCCAGTAGCGTTCCTGTTCTTGTTCCAGACTCAGATTAATGTTGATCAGATTCGCAACCTGATTCTGGGCGGTGGCACGGTCACATCTGACGACGGACAGATGGTGGTCCAGGTCGTCTCACCAACGGAACTGGTGTTCTGCCCGCGCTGTACCGCGGCGACGCCCGGACTCTTCCGATTCAATCAACTAGTGGGCGAGGTTCGGACCCCATGGTCCTGCCGGGTGACGGAGGTCACAGATTCGGGCAGCATCATCGCCTATTTCTCGCTGGCCTACGTGGATTCTCCGTCTCTGCTGGTGAGTTACTCAGGACCGGCCACCATGGAATGTGACGGGCCATTCGTGCAGGTCACCGAGGAGCGTGGCGAGTATGGATTCATCGACTTCGCTATCCCGATCGCAGCATGCGTCGGGTCGGGAGTTGAACAAGGGTTTGGCGCGTGCCGGAACTATGGGGCGCGGGCCGTGGTTTGGTAGCCGCCGTGAGCACGGCGAGATGAGGTGATATTCTGCCCGCACTGTACGGCATCAGAACCGGTGCTGTTTCGCCACTATAGGAGATCTAACAATGAAAACCATTCTGTCTGTTTTTCTCTTTGCCGCGCTGGCCTTCGGGCAACTCCCCAAGCCGGGGGGGGTAACCGGCGATGGCGGGGCGTCTGAAAAAATGCCCATTGTCGCTGGTATCAACGCGCAGACCGGAACGAGTTACGCTCTACAGGCATCGGACAATGGCAAGGTGATCACGCTGGCGAACGGGGCCGATATCACCCTCACCGTACCTGCTGGTCTCGGGGCTGGTTTCAACGTGCTCATCATTCAGCTCGGCGCGGGCACGGTCACGCCAACCGCATCTGGTACCACGATCAATCAGCGGCTCAGCTACACCAAGACGGCAGGTCAATACGCGGTGGCAACGCTGGTGGCGTATGCCGCGGACACATTTGTTTTGAGTGGGGATCTCCAATGAAAACGCTACGCCTGCTGAGTCTGCTGGGTATCGCGCTGCTGCTGTCGGCACAGCGCCCGACGTTCTACGGTGTGTTCGCTGGCGGTGACCACGTCCTCTCCGGTGACCCCGTCCTCTCCGGTGCCGAAGCCGCCTACTTCATGGGTCCGAGCCTCACCCTCAACCCCGGCCTGCCGTGGTACACGCCCGACACGAACATGCTGCTGTCGAGCGGGGATTTGACGGGGGCGGGGTGGATTTCCGTGGGTGGGCCGGTCGTTACCGCTACAACCATCGAAGATGATAGCGCAGTAGCGTTTGAGTATAGACAACAGACGATTGCAGCATCCAGTGGAACGAAGTTTGTTTGGACTGTTTGGGTTCTAAAAGATGCAGTTGTGCCAGCAACCAGATTCCCAGGTTTTTACATCACCGTACTCGGCACTTATCAATTCAATTTGAACACCGTGACTGGGGCTACGGTGACAACCGGTGTAGCCCTGGGGGCGTCAAATTCCGTATCGGCTGACACTGTCGGGGGAGTCGATTATTGGAAGGTTACCGTTACGTTCACAACTGACGATGCGCTGGGAATCAGTCTAAACATACTGCCTGCATGGGGAGCAAACGCTGATCTAACAACCACTAGCACAGCAGCCGTCGGCACCATCACCGTGCTTCAGCAGCAACTCACCCCCGGCAGCACCGCCCGCGACTACCAGAAGACCACGGCCAAGCAGGTCATCTCCGACTTCAGCGGCCAGGGCAACGATGCTACCCTCGGAGCCAACGCCAACATCGAGACCTCGGACGGCACTTGGGCGGTGCGGTCGAGGAACCTACTCGCGCCGGGGAGTGCGGATTTCTCGAATGCTAGTTTCTGGGTCAAGGGGGCCAACACGACCGTCACAGCCGGGCAGGCAGACCCGTTGGGCGGGAGCACGGCATATCGCGTGCAGATGCCCGACTCTCTCGGGACATCATTGCTGTATGCGAATGTTGGGGCGGGCACTTATCGCTTTTCGGTATGGGCAAAAGTAAATAGCGGCCCCGGGATAGACATTGGTCTGAAAGACGGGACGGCTTATACTGCGC